ATTCGCCATGTTGCAAGAATTCGCCACAACCACACCGTTTCAGTTGGCCGGTGTTGTCACGGCCTACACGCAACTGCGCGCGGTTGGCCTTAGTCCTACGATGGCCGACATGACCGCTATGGGCGACATCGCGGCCGGTATGGGAAAGGACATCACCGAGTTTGCCGGCGCGGTGGTTGGTGCCACCACCGGTGAAATGGAACGCCTGAAAGCATTTGGCATCATCGCACGCCAGGCCGGTGAAAACGTCACATTTCAATTCAAAGGCGTTGAAACCAAAATGAAAAAATCCGCTGAAAATATCAGCGGATACCTTTACGATCTAGGCCGTGAACACTTTGGCGGTGGTATGGAACGGCAGGCGGCAACTGTCGCAGGCGCGTTCAGCAACCTACAAGACAACATCGCGGCCTTTGCTGACGAAGTTGGCAAGTCAGGCCTGGCAGAAGAACTCAACGCGTTCATTCGTGAACTTACCGGCATGACTGGCGAGTCAATGAACCTTGCGCGCGTCCTTGGCAAAGTGCTTGGCCACGCGGTCAGAGTGTTGCGCGATGGATTCAGGATACTCAAAGACAATGCGCACTTGGTGATCATTGCGATCGGCCTATTTACCGCAAAACTTGCAGTTGGCGCGCTGATGAGTTTCGTTGCCGGCCTTGTGAAAATGGCCGCGGCCTTCAACCTTAGCACGGTTGGTATGTGGCTCAGCATCGCGGCACTGATCCTATTTGGCTTGCTGATTGAGGATATCATTGGATTTTTCAGCGGCAAAGATTCCATGATTGGCGACACGCTCAAGGAAGCATTTGGAATCGAAGGACCGCAGGCCGTGGGGTTGCTCAAGCAAGCACTGATCGGCATTGTGGCGGTGTTGGTGACTATGTTGGCGCTAATCAACGCACCGCTCGCGCTGATCATGGGTCTGATCGCGGCGGTGGTACTCCTTGCCACCGAGTGGGATACTGTATCGGCAGCATTCGTGAACATGTTCAACGAGATCTATGCCTTTATAGGCAACTTGTTTGGCTTGATCTTGCTGAGTGTATACGGCCTGTTTGACGACATTGGCACCGCGGTAGGCGAATTTGCTGCCGGCCTTTGGTTTCCGGTGGAGGACGAATGGAACAACGCGGCCGCACGCATCAAGGCAGTGTTCAACGGCATCAAAGACTTTTTCAAAAGTGGCATCAACGAGATCATGTCAACCGTGATGAGCATTCCAAGCAAACTCGCAAGCATTCCCGGCATCAGCAAGATCATTGAGATCGGCGGCAATGTTGCTGGCCTGTTGCCAAGCGGTGCCACGTCTCAGGCGGTTGACGGCGCGCGGCGCATGAACGAAGTCAGCAACAGCACGCGGCAATCACAAACGAACGTCACGGCACCGATCACCGTAAGCGTGACGGCAACCGGTGACGGCGCGGGAGTCGTTGCGGAAATTGAAGGTAAGATTCAGGCAGCAATGCAAGGCTTGTTTGGCCGCGCGGCCAGTGACCTTGAAGGAGGCTTAGAATGAGCGGGATTGTCCTCATTGTGGATCGCGGCCGTGAAATATTCCAGAGCGAATCTGGTCTTGGCATCTTGACCTTTGATGCCACGCTTGAAGAGTCATTTGAGTTTGCGGCAGAGGTTACCGATCACGAAGTTCAAGACGGCGCGGCGGCTGACGATCATATTCAGGTCAAGGCCGACACGTACACCTTGCGCGGCTTCGTCACCAACACGCCTGTCAGTGGTTCCGGTGATCCTGATGCTAATCGTTTGGCCGATACAGTGGCACTGATGGAACAAATCCTGAAGACCAAAACGCTGATCAAGATCGTCACGCCGCTACGTGTGTTTGACAACTTGGCGTTGATCCGTGTTGGTGTCTCACGCTCAGGCGCGTCACTGAGCATCACGCCGGTGATGGAATTTAAGCACATTCGCAAGGTCAAACTTGCCACGGTTGCAATACCGGCAAGCATCACACGTGCGGACATTGCAGCGGCCGCTCAGAGCAAGCTCGATAAAGGTCAGCAAGCAAAGAAGACGGCCGACCAAACAAGCAAGTTGGCTTGGGATGAAAACAAAACAGTTGCCAAGAACGCACTTGAGAACGTTGCAAAGCTCAAGAATTTCGGAGTGAGCGCGCTATGAGTGTTGAAGAGATCCCGCTATTCAATCAGAGCACATCATACCGCTACACGATGGCAATCAGTGGCATCAACTATCTTGTTGATTTGACCTATATGGCGCGTCAAGATGCCTTGTATATGTCAATATATGAGGTTGACGGCACGCCAATCAGAACAGGCATGCGTGTAGTCATCAACTGGCCTATCAACGCACGCGACACGCTCGATCCTGATGGCGTTTTCGTGGCAATCAGTCGCAGGCTTGGCGACATTACGCGCGCGGACATGCTTGATGAGAACTTCAAGATCCTTTACGTCTCAGGCATTGACCTAATTTTGCCACCGGACACAAGCGGCGATCCAATCAAGGCAATCAGGCAGCTATGAACGACGGCGAACTATTCGGCCGCAAGGTCTATTGTGTGATCGGCAAGGCAGGCGAGCAAGGCGTTATTGTGGACGGCCTGCGCATTTCGTTTGCGGTTGAAAAGACGGCGCGGCGTCATCCAAACAAGGCCAAGATCGCGATCTTCAATCTCAACAAAACGACGGCCGCTGCCGTCACTGATGCTCAAGATCGCTTGCAGATTCAACTCTTCGCAGGCTATGAAAGCACGGCGGTGAGCATGATTTTTCAAGGCGAAATCAGGCGCGGCAAGGCAAAGACCGAGACATCTGGCACCGACAGGATCACGACAATTGAAGCCTCTGACGGCGGTGACTTATACCGCGAATCACGGATCAACACGACAATTGTTGATGCAAGCGGCAAGCAACTTATTGACGCGATTTCAAAGAGCTTTGGCGTCAAAATCAAGCTTCCTGACGACGTGTTGCAGGAGGCACTTGCCAAGCGTTTTGATTCGATCACTCTGACAGGGAGATCGGCTGACGTGCTTGACAACTTGGCGGACAGTTTCGGATTTGTGTGGTTTCTAGAGGACGGCGCACTAAAGGTCGTCTCACGTGATGGTGACACTGGTGAGATCGCGGTGTTGCTCACGCCTGACACCGGCCTGATCAGCGCGGCCGTTCAGACAAGCAAAGGCATCAATGGAGAATCCTTGATGAACTCAGGAATACGCCCGCGAAGAATCATTGAAATCCGCACTGAGGAAGTTAAAGGATTCTTTCGTGTTCAGAGTGTCGAACTCAAAGGTGATAGCGGCTATGCAAAACCGTTCTACACGTCCTTTGAAGCGGTGCAAGCCGCTCAAATGTCTGAGGATAAAGCGGCACGTAGGCGCAAGGCAGGCGAATGACTACACCGGCAACATATGACTTGAGCGCAGTGCTCGATCTTCACATGCGCTCAATCTTTGGCCGCATGCATACCGGCATGATTGCGCGTGTTGTGTCCTATGATGCCACAAAGCAAACGGTTGACGTTCAGCCTGTTGCACATCAGGCGTACGCAGACGGCACGCCACAACGCATTGACGTCATCAGGCGTGTGCCAGTATGCCACGCAAGCGGTGCAGGCTACATGATGGCAATGCCGCTTGCTCAAGGTGATGATGTCTTTCTGTCATTCGCTGAGCGCAGTGTTGCTGAGTGGCGCACGCGCGGTGATGGTGACTTCGTGCCATTCCTCAAAGATCGATTCAATCTTTCTGACGCGGTTGCGTTTCCATTACGATCACCGGCGAAGGCGTTGGAATCGGCGCGTGCTGACGCGCTTGTGATTGGCGAAGACGCACCGGCAACCGGCATGCGCATCACGATCAAAGATCAGCGCATTGCCATTGGCACGCCTGCCGTTGAGTTGCTTGACACACTAGATGCGTTTCTAGGCGCACTAGATGTTTTTCTAGGCGTCACATCAGCGGCAGTAATCGAGCCAACGCTTGGCGCAAGTAGCGTCGCTCTCAAGGCGCAAGTGGTAATACTTCGCACGGCAATCCAAAGCATCAAGGCGACATAATGGCCATGAACTCAGAGGCACTTTCAGCGGAAATGATCCAGGCGCTAAGCGACGCCATAGAAAGCGGCGGCGGAAATGCGCTCAACACCGATCAACGACACGACATTAGACACATCATGAGCGCGCTCGCGACGGCTATCATCACACACATCAGTAACAATGCGGTCGTGACAAGTACGGTGCCCGCTGGTATTGGTGTACAGGTAAACACTGGCACTGGCACCGGCTCAACAACCGGATCTAGCACCGCAACAGGCTCGGTGACTTGATGGATCTTGCACTTAATCCGATCACAGGCTCGGTGACTTGATGGATCTTGCACTTAATCCGATCACGATGGATCTAGACTTCACGACGCAGAGATCCTGCCGTCGTGTTGATGGCCTTGAATACGTCGCGCAACGGCTCAAGATTCGCCTGAGCATGCAACGCGGCTCGTGGTTTCTAGATCAGCGCGTTGGTGTGCCTTGGCTTCCTACGATCTACAAGCGCAAGCCTGACTTGCTTGAGATCGGCGCGTTGCTCCGAGCAGAAATCCTGAGCACGCCCGAAGTGATTCGGCTCGATCGTTTTGACCTAAGCTTCAACTTGAACACCGGATTACTCACACTTTTATTTCATGCCGTCACACGTTTCGGCGTGCTGATTTTGGAGTCTGAGTCTGAGGATCTTGCATCGCTGATCACACTTCTATTACTCAAGCCGAGCTCAGGTATCGCATGACTTTGACAAGCGCAGGTCTCGAGGTTAAGCGCCTTGAAACAATCATTGAGGACATGAACGCCGACGCGCGCCTTGCGTTTGGTGCAACCACCAACACCGAGCCTGATAGCGTGCTCGGCCAGTTGATCGGCGTGTTCGCGGCTCAACTTGCGCCTGTATGGGAGCTTGCTCAGCAACTCTACGATTCCTTTGATCCTGATCAGGCAGAAGGCGCGCAGCTTGACAACCTTTGCGCGCTAACAGGCGTCACGCGCCAGGAAGCGCAAGCCACGCAAGGCTTTGTGCGCCTGACTGGTCTTTCTGGCGTTGCAGTGCCTGCCGGTAGCATCGTTGAGAACAGCGCAACGCTTGATCGCTTCTCAACACTCATCGAAGCTACGCTCGCGCCTGTCGCGTTATCCACCGGCGGTGTGGTGTTCGCATCGGCTGACAACAGCGCAACGCGTACGGCCGGATCGTGGCTTGATGACGGCGTCGCAAGTGGAACGACCATCACGTTCAGCAACACGGCATCAAACAACATTTTGCGCGAAGTGGATCAGGTTATCAGCGCAACGAAAGTGACTTTAACGGCAAGCGTTACAAATGAAACCGCGATCTCACCAATCACCACAATCGGCCGTGCTGATGTTTTTGTGTCGGCGGTGGAAGTTGGCGAGCGTCAGGCACTTGCCTTTGACGTTGACACGATCATTGACACGCAAGCCGGCTGGAAAACGGTTGTCAACGTGCTTGACTTGCTGACAGGCCGTGAAGCCGAGCAAGATCCTGAGTTGCGGATTCGGCGTGAAGAGTCACTAAGCGTCACCGGCGCAAGCGTTGACTTTGCGATTCGCTCACGCCTTCGCGCGCTCAAAGGCGTCAAACAGGCACTTGTAATCAGCAACAGAAGCGACACGCCGGACAGTGAAGGAAGGCCGGCACACTCATTTGAGGCTATCGTGTGGCCTGATCTTGGTGATGCCACGTACAGAGCGAGCATCGCACGCACCATTTTTGAGAATCAACCGTCAGGCATTCAGGCGTTTGGCTTGCTCAACTTTGAAGTGGTGGACGCGCAAGACATCACGCAGAATGTAGGCTACTCATTTGCGCAACCAATCGTGCTTTACGTGTTAGCAGCGCTTGTCACAAACGATGATTTTCCGGCTGATGGAAATGCGCTCGTCCAGGCGGCACTACTCAGCGAAGGCAACGCGCTCAGCGTTGGTGATGACGTCAGGATCTGGAAGTTCAGCGCGGCGCTTGATGCGATTCCCGGCATCGTTGACGTTGATGTGGCAATTGACACATCAGATCCACCAAGCAACACGGCAAACATTCCGGTTGGTTGGCGTCAAATCGCCTTGTTTGACTCAACACGAATCGCGGTGCTGCCATGACCGATCCTGTTATTATCAGTGATCACGGCGACCGCGCGGTGGCCAATATGACGCACGATTTCAAGGCGTCAACAATGGTCAACGTGCTGATCAAAGAAGTGCTTGTAAAGCAAATCCAACGGCTTGAGGAAACTGTTTTTGCACTGATCGTGGACCGCACGATCGGCGGTGCAATTGGTGAACAACTTGACGCCTATGGCCGCTTGATTGGCGAGCCACGCGGTGCGCTAAGTGATCAAGATTATCGCTTGTTTCTGGCCGCACGCATCAAGACCAATAGATCAAGTGGCACCATTGAAACGATCATTGATGTGGTGAGCACTGTCACCAACGCAACGCGCATTGCGTATATGGCGCACCATCCGGCCGCCTTCACGGTGCAATATGAGAGCGACGTACTCACGGCTGCATATCGCACACGCGTCAAGAATCAGATCGCATCAATGGTGCCGGCAGGCGTAAGGTTTGACGTGGTTGACGCTCGGCCTGATGCCTTTGGATTTGAGGACGATCTGCGTGCTAAAGGCTTCAACAACGGCGAATGGGCCACACTAATTTAATTCAAGGCGGCAGAACATGGCACTTTTCAAACTCCCAAAATGGGCAACCACTGGCACCGCAATAGAGCCAAGCGAAGGTAAAAAGGCGCTCGGTTGGTCAGGCTCAGGCGAAAAGCCGCCTTTTCAGACCTTCAACTGGCTCGCCAAGCAAACCTTTTTATGGCTTGAGAATCTGGCCAACGGCGCGGCAAGTTACGCTAACGTGAGTGAGTTTATTTTGAGCGCCGAGCCCGGAAACACGGGTTTTATTGCGCCAAGCTATGCCACACAGGCGCCAAACGAAACGATCCAAACAGTGGCCACAGCCGCGATCGTGAGTGTGTCGACTGACGGTGAATATTTCGTGATCACAGAATCAAGCAGTATCACGATCAGGCCGCGCACAGACCTCACCACGATCACCCGCACATTCACGCCAACGATCGCAGGAACAACCCTAAAGGCGATCTCAAACGGCAAATATTTGGCGCTTGTTCGTGGGCAGAATATTGAGATAT